TTGCAGTTCATTTCTCTCATCTTCACTTTCCGTTGCTTTTGCTTAAATTGTGCATACTTCAAGGCATACTTTCGCCACGATGATGCTTACGCTCGGTGCCGACATATACACCACCAGCAAACTGATGGGGCACTCCAAGATACAGACCACCGAGATATACGCTAAGATTATAGACAAGAAGAAGGATGAAGCCGTAGGACTCATTGACAAGTTCTTCGACAAGTAACAGAAAAGGCACCGAGATTTATTCCCGATGCCTTTTCTTTATATCATTTTTCCTTCATAATGTACAACCGTCTTATATTTAGACGAACCAATATATATATCAACGATATACTTATCACCATTCTTCTTTATTAAGTAAAAACTATCAGAAGAGCCATCTGTTAAGTTGCATTTTCTGTAGTTATCCACCAACTCAAAATAATCCAAATACTCGTCTGTCTCAACGAAATATATCTTTTCGCCAATCGGAACTTTATACCAAGTATAACCGAAAGAAATATAAGTTCCATCCTTCTTGGAGCCTATACGAAAATCGGTTTCGTTCTCTATTGCAAACTTATCAATCTGATGTCTAACTCCTGCAACCTCTATGTAGTTGGAAGTCAGCCCAACTTCCTCACTAGAATCCTTGCTACATGATACCAGCAGCAAGACAAACATCATAAAACATAAAATCTTCTTCATATCTCACACATTTAAATTAATAACATTAGCTTTGGAATTTACAATTCTCCATTGTAATTCTTTAATATTTCATCAGCTTCATACTCGGACTTTAGCAAAGGAGCCTTTGCGCATCTACCCAAGGTACTCTGTTTCTTTCGTGCCACCTCCTCATCATAACGTCTTTTCTGCTCAGCCTTCATTTTACGATATTCGTCAACACGTTTCAGAAAATGTGCTGCTGGTTCATATTGACCACGGATAGGCATTCCACCTTCTTTGGTCTTGTGCCACTCTCGTTTTATGAAATCCTCTTTAAGCATTATCTTACACCCATCAACTTCAATACAGATAGAAGGCTTGCGTTCAAAAGCACTCTTTCTTATTCTATCAATAAATTCCTTGTCACGCTTTGCGCTTTCCTCCTTAGAACTATGAAGGATAGACCATACTATTATAGCCGACAAAGACAAAAATACAATGATACCTAATATATATTCCATCATCCAAGGTTCTTAAAATCTATAGGACTGCAACCGCATAACCCGAAGATGTAGTTAACTATATCTTGAATATCAAATGCTACTACATACCATACTCTTGCAACAAATATCAGCAATAACAGAGCAACAGGAATTACCATCCACTTCTTTTCACATAACCAGTTGAAAAACCTACCATGTTGAAGGGAATCACACACGCCTACCATCCATGCCATAAATAGCATGAGCGAGACAAACATAACTAACATATGAATAAACCACATACTCAATACATTTTAATTATCCTACATTTGCTTGTCTCATGCCACCACCTAAGATAGACAATAGCTGATTGTAGCGTTTCTCCAGTTCCTCATACTTCGCCTTCCATACAGAATCATCCTGATGAGACTCATCACCAAGAACTTCATGCTTAGGCTCCTCAGCTACCATATAAGACACCTCTTCCCCATCGCCTTCTTGATGATACATAGTACCGACACCACGTATTACCCACTCGGCAGATACGTCAGGGAAGACGGAAAGAACCTTTGCTACTACATTTGCAGACAAGGCACGTTCACCCTTCAACTGCGTGTTAAGGGTAGTTTGAGACATTTCGACTAACTTCGATAGAGCATTAACCGAAACCTGCTTATCATCCAAAATTAACATAATTCGCTGATAAATAGTTACTTCCATACATTTTACATTTTTAAACCATACTTAATTAATCATAACTGGTTAATGATTTCTTGCTAAACATTTGGTAGATTAGCAAGAAATGACTACCTTTGCACTCGTTAATAACAAGTTGCTATATATTTAAAAGCAAAAGTACAACAAAAAATTAAGTTATGCAAGTAAAAAAGATAAAAATTATCAAGATTCCACCCAAAATGGGTAAAAAACTTGCTGAGCGGTATGGTTGCCGAAGGGAAACAATCTACAACGCTCTAAGTTTTAGGAGTCAGAGCAAGCAATCTGAAAGCATTAGGCAGGATGCCTTGAATGAGTTCGGAGGAGTTAAGACTGATAAGGTCGTGTTTTATTAATCTAAAGGAGGTAGATATGACAAACTCAGAGATAAAGGAGCAGCTAGACCGCATTGAGCAGTATTCGATGATAGCCGCCAAGACCATGCTCAACATCAAGGAAGCTGCATTCATCCTTGGCATGAGCGTAGAAGGAGTAAGGATGAACGTAAGGAACCACGTCCTCCCCTGCTATAAGCCAAACATCAACAGACTCTACTTCAAGAAGAGCGAGTTGGAAGACTGGATGATGCAGAACCGCAGCAAGAGCATGGCAGAGATAGAATCAGAGGCAGCAGCCTATTGTGCAACACATTAAACAGATAAGATTATGTTAGCAGATGTAATGTTCGTGGCATCAGTTGTCACATTCCTTTTCGCCATAAAGGAAATCCGCTCCTACTTCAAGGAAGTGAGCGAGTAGAGCCATCGGATATATGGAGATTGAACCTCAATATAAAATGTTGAATTTAAATTATTAATAATCAATTAATTAAGTTATGTTGTCTTCCATGTTTTTTAGAGGACGAAAGTCCGTTCGGTGCAGCAGAGGTTTTTTGGAGTTTGCTACTCCCAGTCTCCACAAGTGATAAAAGTAGTCATTTTTTTTACTCATGTTTTTAAGTTAGTTAAATTGTTGATTAGCCAGCGCAAGTAACTCAGTTGGTAGAGTATGAAGGTTCATCCCCTTCGAGGTCGTGGGTTCGAGTCCCACCTTGCGCCCCATATAGCCCGATTCCAAGGCTTTATATCGGATAGGATAAACCTTCCTAGAGAGGTACACGTACCCAAAAGGAGCATCATTAACCACAGATGATGCTTAGACGTGGAAGTGGCAAGCTAATACATACACCCACAGGGTGGAATATGGAACGCTTGGAGTTCACTTGTGAAGATGCAGACCTCATGCCGTGACCCTTAAAGATAAGGTAGCAGAAAGGTAGAAGCGCACAACTACAAATCGGTTCTAATGCAGCCAGCACGAATACTTTATTTTGTTCCAGTTTAGTAAATAGGTTAATGGTTCGTAAAAATTTAGATATATCAAAATGTGTGCGATTACTAGTGCTGGGAGTCCTAAGCCTCCATAAATGCAGAAGGGAACCAAGGAGCGATTCAGCATCCGGCAAGATTGTATAGATGTCGCTCCACGGAGGTGGCAGTTTTAATCATATTCATTTTACTGCCCCTCCTTTTTGGATAGAAATCACATAAATTGACATATTATATACCATACAGATTACATTTGTGAGACGGTAGCGACCGCTCAGGTTAATGATTAGACATAAATAAAACACTCGCCCCACCATTCGTGAGAACCGTGGGGTTTTTAATTTGAACATTAAACCATACAATATGAGATATAAAGCAAATAGTTGTCACGATTGTATCTTCTCGACCATATGTGACAACCCGAAGAAGAACCTGAATGGTGGCTACAGATGCAGCTGCTATGAATGGAAGTACCAATAACAACTTAAATACATATAAGATATGAAAGAACTTATCGCAATTCAGTCGGAACTGAAAGCCCCGAAGAGTCAGTTCAACAAATTCGGTGGCTACAAGTATCGCAAGGCAGAAGACATCCTTGAAGCTGTCAAGCCTTTACTCGCCAAGCAGAAATGTACGCTCATCATTACCGATGATGTAGTCTTGATAGGCAACCGCATCTACGTGAAGGCAACTGCTACAATCAAGAACGAGAAGGGCGAGTTTGAAACAACTACTGGCTGGGCTAGAGAAGAGGAAACCAAGAAAGGCATGGATGGCAGTCAGATTACTGGAGCATCCTCCTCTTACGCTCGAAAGTATGCTCTCAATGGTCTCTTTGCCATTGATGATAATGCTGATTCTGATACCACCAATGATGGGCAGCATCAGGCAGCGCAGCAGCAGACACAGACTCAGCATCCAACCGCCCAGCCTTCACAAGCCGCCCAGCAGCCAGCAACACCCCAGTATCACCCGAACGACCTGAACGAAGGATTGGCTTATCTGAGCAGATGTGTTAGCAAGGACAATCTGATATGGGTAGTACAGCATTATCAGCCGCTCACCGCCAGCCCTCAGTTCATGCAAGCAGTATCAGCTAAAAAGAAAGAATTAGGATTACAATAATATGACAGCAGCAACAAAGAAAATAACCCTGAATGTACCAAAGGTTACATTCATTGAGGAATCTCACCAGTACTTCATCGGCAAGAAGGAACTGAAAGGAGTCACTGGAACGCTCATCAAGAAAGCCTTCCCCGACACCTACAAGAACATACCTGAGTCTGTATTGATGAAGGCAGCAGAGCGAGGAGGACTTATCCACAACACGTTTGAAACCTTCTGTTCCATCTTTGATGCAGACCTCAAACAATACCCGAACCCTACGGAAGAGCTTTTAGCCTTCCATAGCATGTTAGTCGCATTTGACTTACACTATGTAGCATCCGAGTATCTAGTTACAGATGGCGAGAACTTCGCATCTGCCATTGATGGAATCTTTGCCGACAAGGAAGGAAACATCTATCTGGTAGATTACAAGACCACCGCCACCCTCCACTACGACAACGTATCGCTCCAATTATCAATCTATGCCAAATGGTTCGAGGAACAGAACCCCGAACTAAAGGTGAAGGAGATTGTCTGCATGTGGTTCAATAACGGACAGAGTAAGTTCCAGCCACTCCCAAGGGTATCAGATGAGCAGATAGACGAGTTAATCAACGCTTATCTCGCTGAGGATGCCGACTATCAATATAAGGTGGAGGTTCCTGAGCAGTTCTCGGCACTGGAGCAGGAGTACAGATTGATAACCGCTCGTATGGATGCCCTGAAGATTAAGCAGGATGATTTGAAGGAGCAGATGATGAAGATGATGGAAGCCAACAAGCAGAAATCCATCAAGACAAACATCGGTTCCTACTCTTATGTAGCAGCCACCACCAAGAAGACCTTCGACACGAAGCTGTTCAAGGACACGGAGCCAGAGCACTACGAGTACTATCTAAAGGAAACGACCACCAAGCCGTCAATAAGAATCAAACTTAATTAAGTAACAATATGAATGTAAAGTTTACAGGCAAGATTATTGCAGCAGGGCAAGTTCAAACGGGAACTTCCCAAAACGGAGCCCAATGGAGTTCCCAAGAGTATGTTATTGAGGAACTGAATCAGCGGCTCTCTTCAAGAGCCGTTATCCAAGTTTACGGTTCTGACAAGATTCAGCAGTTCGGCATTCAGGTAGGTGAAATCATCACCGCAAACATCGGATTGAAGGCACATCAGTCTAGAGACGGACGATGGTTCAATCAGTTGGATTGCTGGAAGGTGGAACGACCAAATGCCCAGCAGCAGGGACAGATGATGCAGAGTCAGATAGGTCAGGTTCCTCAGCAGCAAGCCGTCAACTATCCACCGCAGCCAGCACCTATCCAGCAGCAGATGCAGGCTTTTTCCCCTCAGGTTAACGCAAGCGGTCAACCTATTCAGCAGAACGCTCAATATGCAGGTGGTCAGCAGCAGGGACTTCCCTTCCCTGCCCCAAATCAATAATATAATGGTATGGAAATCCATCTAGTAAGAACCTCCACTGGTCTTCGCCCCTACACGGATGATGATTACGAGGAAATGAAAAAGATAAAGGTTGGTTCCATCGTCAAGGCGAATATCGTCCGACCACGCAACGTAAAGTTCCATCGTAAGTTCTTCGCCCTTATCAGAGCAGCATGGGATAGTCTCACAGAGCAGCAGCGCATCAACCTCCGCTCAATAGACACATTCCGTGAGCAGCTTCTGATAACATCAGGATTCAGCGAACCGCTTTACGACCTCAACGGACAGAAGTTCTTGGAGAGAGCCAAGTCTATCTCCTTCGCCAAGATGGATGAGCCAGCCTTCAATGAAGTATATAGCAGATGTCTTGATACCATCCTAACCATTCTCATGGCTAATGGTATTACAGAAGACGAGTTTAATAACATATTACAAAATTACAGCTAGTATGACACGTAGAAATGACAAGCGCAACAACAGACGCAATAGCCGCCAGCGCAACAACAATTCAGAGTTAAATCCATTCGCCCAGATGCTTCTGGGAGCACTCCTTGGTAAGGGTGCTGGAATAATTACCGAAGCCTTGATGAAGAAGGCAGAGGAGAAGACAGAGGACAAGCCACACACTGGCATCCGTCAGTCTGACAACTTATTAGAGTCTTCTTGTATTATCAATGGTGATGGTTCTGCCACCGAGATTCCTATCCCTGATGGTTTCCAAATCTTCATCAGCGAGGATGGCAAGCCGATGATTCGCAAGAAGATTGAAGGAGACGAGGAGAAGGAGGCTCCTGATGCAGCGGAAGGCAAGCCTATCACTTATGATGATATTTGTAAGGAGTTGTTCTTGAACAAGAGAACCTACTGGCTTGGCAATAAGAAAATCAACTATCTATATTCAGATGAATATAACTGTAACGACTTAAACAACTGCATTAGCATAGCTCAGGCAAAACGTGTAGCTGCTTTCATTAAGTTGCAGAACATCGCCAATTATCTCAATGGTAATTGGAAAGCTAACTTCGAAGACAGTAGTAAAAAGTGGTATATTTTCAAGGATAAACTTTATAGTGCGTCATTTAACTATACGGCAAGTCAAGGAATCGTTTACTTCAAGAACGCAGACCTTGCTGATGAGGCTATCCGTTTGATGGGTAAGGAATCTTTGGACGACCTTTTCTCAACCGACTGGTAATGGCAAGCTACGCTGAAATCAAGGCAAAGCTACAGCAGGAAGGCAAGAAGACACGCAAGCGTTCATCCTATGATGAGCACAACTTGCAAGCCGCAGAGGTCAGGTATATCCGTGGGGTATATCCTGACCTTGAAGGAGTCTTCTTTGCCGTTCCTAATGGTGGCAAGCGAACTTCCCGACAAGCCGCATGGCTGAAAGAGGAAGGTATGAAGGCAGGAGTATCTGATATGCTGCTCCTGAAACGCACCTCTCAGTACGGATTCCTCTGCATCGAAAACAAGACTCCGAAAGGCAGGCAGGAACCCGAACAGAAGGTATTCCAGTTTGAAGTAGAACGACATGGTGGCAAGTACATCATTGTCCGCTCTATAGATGAATTTATCCAAGCAATCGACAATTATTTAAATGGTGAACTATGACAGATGAAATCAAACAAGCCATCCAGCTTCTAGAAGAGAATGGCTACAAGGTTACTGCTCCACCCAAGGAAGTCAAAGACGAATATACCTTTGAACGAGCATGGAACCTATACGAAAAGAAGGTTGGCTGCAAGGCTAAACTGGAAACGAAGTGGAACTCTATGAGTCTGAAAGACCGCAAGGCAGCTATAGAGTATATTCCATTATATGTGATTTCTACCGAGGATAAAAAATATCGCAAGAACTTCCAAACCTTCCTCAACCAGCGAGGATGGGAAGACGAACTCATCGGAGCAACACCACCGCCAGCAGCCGTCAATGAGAACCCTTCCGAAATCAGTCAACTCATCGCCAAGACAAAGGTAGAGCAGCAGATAACGGAAGAAGACAAGAACCACGCTTTCCGCCAGCGCATCTACGGAATGATAGACGTACTGCAAAAGAATCCTCAGAGCTTCTGTAGAAAGCAGTTGGAGATATATCAAGCCAATGGAACACTAGAACGCTTGGGCATCCAGTGGAATCCGTAACATCTACGAAACCGTTTACCGCAATGATACAAATCAGCAAGTACAACAAGCAGCATCCCCTCAGAGTCTTTGAGGCATTCGCAGGATATGGCAGCCAGAGCCTAGCCTTCAAATACCTCAAAGATAAGCATCCTGAGTTCGACTTTAAGGTAGTGGGCTACTCAGAGATAGAACCATCAGCCATCCAAGCCTACGGACTTCTTCATGGCAGGGAAATCCCGAACTTCGGCAACATTGCCCTTCTTGATTGGAATGAGGTTCCCGACTTCGACTTCATCAGTTGGTCTTCTCCTTGCCAAGACTTTTCAAACGCAGGACTTCGCAAGGGAGCAGAGGAAGGTAGCGGCACACGTTCTTCTCTTATTTTCCAAGAAAGGAGAATGTTGGAAGCCAAGCATCCTAAATATGTGATGCTAGAAAACGTGAAAGGTCTTCTCTCTAAGTCAATGAGAAAGTACTTCTTCCAGTATATCCGAGACCTTGACTCATACGGCTACACTTCTTTCTACAAAGTATTGAATGCAAAAGATTACGGAATCCCTCAGAATCGTGAGCGTATCTTTGTCATTTCCATCCTACGCACAGAAGACGAGCCGAACCCAGAGTATCACTTCCCTTCGCCCATCAAGTTAGAGACAACGGTTGAGGACATATTGGAAGATGATGTATCTCCAGAATATTTCATGTCTCAGCCACTTCTAGAAAAGTATCTATGTAAAGCAGACATCAATGAATCAATCGAAAAACTCTACCCCGAAGATTTATGCTAGACACTGGTCATTATCCAAAGGGTGGAGTCTTAATCATCAAGAAATTATAATGTGCGACAAAATTATAAAGCTAGCAAACCTCCAAATCAAAGGCAGAATAGAGTAGCAGACCAGAGTCTATTCCACCAAGGGAATCTCTCCTACTCTCAATTCAGCCATGGGTCACGGAGGTAATTGCATCCCACTATTCTTAATCGTAAAGAAGATATGATAACAGGAGGAAAGAGAATGAAATCCCTGCTCCTATCAGGGAAGGTGAAGCCTGATATGGGGGGGCAAGTCTTAGACTTATATAATCAGCAAGTCTATCAAGGCATCGCCCCTACCATGCTAACCACAATAGATTCATCATCAATGACATTCGTAACCATCATGAACAAAGAAATCATTCATACCGCTCCAAACGGCAAGAAATACTCCATCCAAATCAGGAAGTACACTCCAAGAGATTGTTTCCGCCTGATGGGAGTACACGAAGCTGACATAGACAAACTCCTGAGCAAGGAGAAGTCTGGTCAACTCATTATCAGCAAGAGCAAACTCTATGCCCTAGCAGGAAATTCAATAGTAACCAACTGCCTGACCGCCATGTTCGAGGAACTGATATTCCCTTCAGGAAATCACTACCACGACAAGACTGGTCAGCTATCACTCTTCTAGCTTATGAATATTTTTGGATATATCAAAGTAGGCAAGCGTATCAGCAAAGCGCACAAAGCCCTCTTTACCCACAAGACCATGGTAATATGGTACAAAGGCAACCCAATCATCGGAACAATGCACGATGGCTTGTGGTACCAACAAGACTTGAACGGAATGTGGGAATGTTTAATGTTCCAGTCCGAAGTCACACACGTCTCATTCTTACATTCACCTCATGAAGACAGAGAAAGAAAAAATCCTAGCCATCATCGCTGAGATTCAGGCAGAGCGTGAAGCTGCCCACATCGTGCCACCCCACGTACTCACATCTGAAATCATCAAGAGAGGATGCCACCAGCCATACCAAGCCATCAACGAGTTATGCGCAGAAGGCAAGATAAACTGGTGCAGAACCCGCAACGATATGGCATTCACTATCAAGTCATAGCTTAGCTATGTGGATTGAAACACTATCAGAAAATTATAAATCAAGAACAATATGGAACAAACACCACTCACACAACAACTGCTAAAGCAGTTTATGACCAAGGCATACGAAAATGCCAAAGCCAAAGGCTTGTTAAAGCCTGATTTGGACATCAACCAAGAGTTAATGCTCATCATCACAGAAATGAGCGAGACCATCCAAGCCCAACGCCACAGCCGCAACGGAAGCATTGAAGACTACAACAAGTGGCTGGGAGTATCTGAGGAGCAAGCCTACGAGGAATCCTTGGAAGGAACCGTACAATCTGAGTTTGCAGACATCGCCATCCGCATCATGTCGCTTTTGGGATTCTATAACTCTCAGAAGATAATTTGCCTGATGAATGATATTCAACTCAAAAAGACAGAGGATTATCACAAGGTAGAGTTCAAGCACGGAACCTACTCCCTTCCTGATGCCATGTACCTCATCATCACTCGCATGACCTACTTCCCTTTCTCCTGCTCGCCAGCATGGATGAACACCTTGCGATTGCAGGATATTCTTGTTCAGGTCTTCGCCCTAGCCCACATAGAAGGCATAGACCTAGTTGAGCACATCAAGTTGAAAATGCAGTATAACGAATCTCGTCCGTACCTTCACGGATGCTTATATTAGGAGGACAGCAATATGTTTGGAATAGAAGAAATTTCAAGAAGATGCTTAATGACGTTTAGTGATGGTAGCAAAATCCAAGCTAGCATCACCATCCCAAAGCCCACCAAGCCCATTTTCCCTGAGCAGATGGAACGTCAGTTTATAGAGAACTTCAATAATTCGCAACCTCATCTAGTTAACAAGGTTGTAAAGTGTCACATAATGAGAAATTAATATTATGGCTATAGCAAATTTTGAAATTGGAAATAAAGAATTTGAGATACGTTTCATACGTGAATCAGGTTATCCTCCAACTAAGAATGAACGTGGCTCATCATTAGTTGAATATGATGTAACTACATACAAAGATAATCAGCCAATGATGAAGAAGTTCAATCAGAAGAAACGAGTTTATTTTGACCTTGAAGGTAATGTTTATAAGGATAAGCAGAGCAACAAGGTATGGTTCAATCTTTATAAAGCAAGTTAATAGTTATGGAAACAAAGATTAATATAGCGGAGATATTAAAGAATAAACCGCAAGGGACTAAGTTATATGACTTGTTATATAATATAGATGTAGGGTTAGATACTATCAGTACTACTGATACAGAAACAGTAGTTTGGTGTACAAATGAGACTGATAATAATACTACTTGCCATCGTGGCTATTCCGAATTTGGTACAGTAAGAGGATGTTCTGATGGTTTACAGATTCTCCTTCCTTCAAAATCAATGCGTGACTGGCGCAAGTTTGTCTGGAAGAAGGGCGATGTACTTATCAGTAATGATGGTAAGAAAGAAGTCTTCTTTAACGGATTCACAGATGATACCTATGCCTTATTTAAGGCAAAGCACGGATTTGAAGTCCTTTCAGATGGAAATACCATATATCTTGCGGATGAAGATGGTATTGCAACGAGTGATTACACTCTCGAAACCGAGGAGGCAGCCAAGACCTACATCAACACTATAGAGAAACGTTTGGGTGGCAAACTCAATCGTGAGACCCTTGAAGTAGAGAAGACACAACCAGAGTTCAAGGATGGGGATATAGTGGCAGTAGATTTAGATAGAAAAAATATTAGAATCTTCAAAGAAAAGAAGAATGATAATAATATTTGTTTTGGCAAGTATTATATTGGTTTTAGTTTTAATAATGAGGGAAAACTGATACAAACATTTAAAAACTACACAGCTGATTGTAGTTCAGACTGTCTTGCCACTGAAGAAGAGAAGCAGCAACTCTTTGATGCCCTCGCCAAGGAGGGCAAACGATGGGATGCTGAGAAGAAAGAAGTTGTTGGCTTGAAGCCAAAGGTTGGGTTCAAGCCTTTTGATAAGGTACTTGTTAGAAATACAGATACAGAAGAATGGTTCCCAGGGTTCTTTGAGAAGTTTGATAGTACTTGGAAACACCCATATCATATAATGAACCGCCGTAGTATGACAGATTTTGCTTTTAAGCAGTGCATTCCTTACGATGGAAATGAGCATTTGTTAGGTACAACTAAAGACGTGGAGGATTAGATATGATAATCATTTTTAAAGGTGAGAATTACTATGGTTATGAGAACATTCCACATTTGCAATTCGCTGGCAACCCTCCTAGTGGTAAGGAAAGCCGTAGAACTGGAGAATGTTAGAACTCAGAAAAAGAAAGGGTAGATTATGAATGATGAAAGCATAGATGTTAACATTAGTTTTATCAATACTGATTATTTCTCAGTATCTGTAAGGGATGGGGCTATTTCAGTTATTGGTAGAATAACCAAGTTAGAGATGGAAAATTTTGTAAAGGCTCACTATTTCGATATTAAAGAGGTATTGGATAAAAATAGTAAGAAAGGAAGATAATTATGATAGACGATAAGAAAATAGAAGCTACTGCAAGACGCAATGCTGATAAATACAGAAATTACCCAACTCTATCCGATGAAGATAGAGATAAAGTTAGTATAGGTTCTTTTATGGATTGCGCTAAATGGCTGCAAGAAGAGTTCCGGAAGGACTTGCTTCATCCTGCAAGCGAAGTTCCTAGAAATGATAACGGAAAGATTCTCGCATTCTCAAAAGAAATCGGTTATAGAAAACTCTACGATATGAACGCTATGCTCGATGAAACCGATTGCTACACATATCAAGATATGTGGGAGAACGAAGTAAATAAATATCGTTTGTCTGATTGGATATTCGTAGAAGAGTTGTTTAACTTAATTATCAAAGGAGGTAAGCAATGAAAGAGCTTAAAGATTTGATTGCTGGCGATGATGTGCTAGTTGTAGGTAGGTCTTGCAGACGTATCGACAAAATTGATAAAGTAACAAAGACTCAAATTGTTGTTAATAACGCTAGATTTAGAAGAGATTCGGGCTGGCAATGCGGTGGCGATAGTTGGAGTAGGAAAAGTATATCTGTTCCTACAGAAAAGGAAATATCAGATATTAAAGAAGAGAATCTTCGTGATACTCTCATCTACGCTATCAGTTCTTTTGATTTCAAACGCTTATCAACAGATGAGTTAAAACAAGTGTACAATATTGTAAAATGCAAAGAATGAAAGAGCTTAAAGTTGGAGAAAGAGTAACAATAGAATGTGTAAGAACAACCATAAGCAAACCATTCATTTGCCATAAGTGTTTCTTCTATCACATGTTGCCACATTGCCGTAAATATTGTAGTAAGACTATCCGTAAAGACAGAAGAAATGTATTCTTTAAAGAAGTTAATGAGTACTATGAGTAGAAATTTAATGAGAATGGCATTGATAATGGCTGCTACGGCAGCTTATGCACAAGATGATATTTTCGGGTACTCAAGCCCTAGACTTGACGCACCAAGCGGCAATATTCCTTCTGACAAGCAGAAGTGTCAGCCAAAGACACAGCATGAGTTCACCATCAAGGGTGTTAAGATTATGGCAGCTTCCAAGAAAGATGCTATAAAGAAGTTTAATCATCGTAAAAAGTAAAGCGTATGGAACAGAAATATATAGTTGGTGACATCTTTATGGTTGACAATCAACCAAGAAAGGTAACATGGATTGGAGCATCCTTTCCAAGAGTAGAGATTGATGGTGTTGATGTTGCTTGTAAGAATAGTGACTTAAAGCCGATACCTCTTACTCCAGAGATTCTAGAGAAGAATGGGTGGAAGGAAAATAAAGGAGATTATATAAACGATAGCAATCATCTACATCTATGTGGAAAGTATGATGAGTATTCTGTTTACAAAGTTGTAAACGATTATAATGTAGTTTGGTTAACATGCGTTAGAAATGTATCAGATTTACAACATCTTCTCTTCGGGCTAGGACTTAACTCGGAAATGGAGGTGTAGGTATGAGTGTGAGATAATAACTCATCAAGACAGAAAGATTTGATGTTTAACCGCCTTCGGGCTTATAAAGTTACAAATATGAATGAAGATTTTAAAAATCTTATTATGAACAAACTTATAGAAGTTGTTTGTAATAGTGAATATGTTTCTTGGAGTGAAAAAGGTAGCACAATAGTAAATATTTACAAGGATATAATTAATTCGATACATTAACCGCCTTCGGGCATAAATAGATAGAATATGAGTGAAAAAGTTATCACCTCGTACAAGGCTTTCGACAAGAATATGCAATGCCGTGGATTCCAGTACGAAGTTGGAAAAGAGTATGAAATGGACGGAGAAATCAAGTGTTGCAAACAAGGTTTCCACGCTTGTAAGTCTCCAATGGAAGTGTGGGACTACTACGATATGCTTAACTCTCGCTATGCAGTGGTAGAGCAGTCTGGCAAGATTGACGCAGAAGACAGATTGGTTCATCGGGCGACTCTGCTCAGATTGGTTCATCGGGCTACTCTGCTAAGATTGGTTCATCGGGCGACTCTGCTCAGATTGGTAGCACTGGAGAAGATTCCGTTATCATGTGTGCTGGCAATAGTTCAATAGCAAAAGCAAAGGTTGGCTCATGGATAACGCTGGCAGAATGGAAATGGAGCGATAAAAAGAAACGTAATGTACCAGTATGTGTTAAGACTGAGTACGTTGATGGAGAGAATATCAAGGCTGATACTTGGTATCAACTTAAAAACGGAAAGTTTGTTGAAGTTAATGAGTAACTAACCACCCTCTCCCTTTTACAGGAGAGGGTAAAAAGAAGAGAATATGGAAGAAGAAAAGAAAAATAAGATAGTAGAAAGCCTACTATCTATAATGTTTATTATAGGAAGTATCCTTATAGTTGCAACAGTACTTATATTTACATTTAATACGAATTCATTATTTGGATTATTCATTTTAGGAATAGTACTTATAATAACTCCCTTAATATACAAAGATGAGATTTAATATAGCAAGGAGGACAAGAAATGAGCAAAGAAAAAGTTAAAGATTTGATATTCACAGCACAATGTGCAATAGGTGAGTACAATGATACTTTGGATAGTAATTTGCTTGATAAAGCAGACGATTTGCTTGAACAGGCACTTAAAGAGTTGGAGGATTGAGTATGAAAGTATTAAAAGACATAAGTCAGTTAACAAAAGGTTGCGTAGTGACATTTATTAAAAATGATAAATTCCACATCTACGAGTACCTTATGGTACACCCTAACCATGACACGTATTATCTTTTTATCGATAACTGGACACAAGAAGTCGTACGAATATACGTCAGCGAGCTTTTAAACGGTGACTACTATGTAGGAGACTTTGATACTGTTTTCGTTAATCGAAAGATGATAGAATTTTATAAACGTATGATTCTGTGTCACGAGAAGAGAATTAAAGAGAGTTTAAAGAAAAATAGTAATGGCAACATATAGAATAGTAGATATGTATCATAAAAGCAAGGCTGTTAAAGGCATACATTATGATTCTTTGAATCAGTCAATCCTTGCTTATCGTGTAGATAAGAGACATTCATTGTTATTTGGACTTATCCATTATTGGGATTATGGTGCATATAATCTTTGCCCAGAGTATTTGTTTTCTTCGATTGATAAAGCCAAGGAGGCTATATTGAAGGTCGATAAAAGTAGAAGAGTAATAATTTTATATAAGTAGCGTATGAAGAAAAAGATTTTAAACTTAATCAAGTCAGCCATTTGGTTCGTCTTGTGCTTGTTAGTAGGAGCATTGATAATTGAGGGCATTCGCTCGTTTGCTAATAGCAATAAACCCGCAAAGAGAGTTGGTATATCTGTAATCACAGAGGATGGGCACGAATATCTGGTTGTGGACACGAAACATGGCGTTTGTGTTATTCACGCAGAGAGCTGCCCTTGTCATAAAAAGAAGTAGCGTATGAAGAAGATTATATTATTATTTGTATTGGTTATATTTCTGCTCGTTTCTTGCAAAGAGAACAAAGGAATTAATATTCCAACATCAGACTCTATTAATGAAATTAAGGTAGAGAAGCTATTTGTTGTGGATGGTATAACCGTATATCGTTTCTATGATGGTGGCAGAGTGGTTTATTTTACCAATAAAAAAGGTGTGGCAAAGGCTTTTCATGATGAATATGACCCTGCAACAAAAACCACAAGAACAAAGGTAGTAGAAACTTTATGTAACGAAGAATAGTTATGGATAAAACAGATTTACATTCATCATTACTCTTCCTGATGCTTAAACTGGAAGAGGCAAAGAGCAACCCGATGCTCGACAAGAACTTTGTTGCTGCATTGACGGAAGTGCTCAGATATTTCCGTGATAACGGAGAGTTGAAGAAAGCCTATGAAATCCAAAAGGATTCATTGGCAGACGTAGCCAATAGCGAATGGGGGAAAGCACTGAATGGCTTTATTACCTCAAAAGTGAAGGAAGATGGAGTCGATGCAGAATTACTAGACATTGATTCTCTTATAAAGAAACTTACATCTGATGAGTACATCGAAAAGAAAATCAAAGATGTTCTTGGAGATGATGTGGCAGACGGAAAAACACAGAATACAAACCAACAATTAAACAATGAAATATCCAAAATATAACGTCAATGAATTTGTCGGTGGGCACTTCGAGTACACCACTCCATGCCCATTCGGCATATACGGCAAGTACACAAACGAAATCCTATACGTAGGTAGCCTTGCTTGCCAGCGATGCGAGCACTTCCGAGGTATCAATAAAGAAGATTGCATCGTATCTTGTGGAATCGAATAGTAAAAAGAGTGCAGCCTATCTGCATTCTTCTTAATAATTAATCAAATTTAATATATGAATACAAAGAAAATCTCAATTATTCAGCGTATCAAGGAAAAATTCCTTGGCAAGCAGTTCTTTATTGCAGTTATCGCCAACAAGGGAACCAGTTCCTACTTCGTCAACTCCACCATCTACCGCTCTGAGAAGGAGGTGAAGGCTTACAAGAAGTACATCACCACAGATGAGCGTATGAAACAGAGCTTCGATTTCGTAGGCTATTATGGTTTCCGTTCCAAGTTCGACTTCCGCATTCCTCTCAGCGGAAAGCCAGTATCAGTTGAAGAGGCAAAGAAACTGGCAGAGAAGTAATATGGCTAAGATTAAAGACCTCACAGGGCAAAGGTTTGGCAGACTGGTTGTCTGCCGCCGTGCCCCTGCCGAAAAGGGAGCAAGAAACGGAGTCTACTGGATATGCAAGTGCGATTGTGGCAGAGGAAAGAAAATCCTCAGTTCTGCCCTACTCTCAGGATTCACACGCTCTTGCGGTTGTCTCCGTAGCGAGAATGCAAAGAGAACCGTCCGCCTGATGCAAGTCATCAACAGAAAAAGACGTGAATCATTAACAGATAAAATAAGCATTTCATAAATTCATAGTATATTTGCAAAATGAAATTCAAGTATTTAATAGATAAAATCAATGGTTTCCGACACCGCAACGATTTTGTGGTACTGGATGGAAGAGCCAACTCGGTCACGCTCTCCAAGGGCATCTACGACCACATCATTAAGAAAGAACGTACAGAATACTCCATCTTCGTGTTCAGACTATCTGACAGAGGTACATACGGATTCTGCATGCGTGAGGACTGGGAATACCTTCGCAAAGCCAACACCGCCTTCGCTCAGCTTCAATTCAACCAGAAGTATAAGAAGGTAGGTTTCAGAAGTGACTACCCTTCCATCACCGCCATCCTTGATGAGTACAACCTGCCTCTCAACAGAATGGTTCGCCTTACTTGCATCCCACGCAAGTCACAAAAAGGAGAACCTTATTACGAAATCATGCGACCAAACTCAAATTTAAGCACATGGCAACAAGACAAGATGTAATATTTCAAGGCTTGACACACTCACCATCCGACTATAATTGTCAGGATGGTGAGTTGGCAACCTGCCTCAACCTCATCAACGAGGATGGGGCACTCCACCCTATTCACCAGCCAGTAGTAGCTGAGCCGAACATCACGCTGGATGCAGGAGATACCATTGAACTGGTGCATAAGGTAACACACGATGAAGCGATTCACTCTCACTACATCATCCGTAAAGCAGATGATACTTGGTACTGGCTAGAGAAAGGTGGAGACGGAACGAAGAACACCATCAATCTCAACGGATTCCACGTCAATGCCGTCACAGCAGTTGGCAATATCTTATGTTTCATTGGTGACGAAAAGACAATGTACGCTTATTGGAAAGGTAACGACTATACCAGTTTCGACCTTTCTTCACTTAGCTATAGTGCAACTATCACCAATGTTAAGTCTGAGAAATGTGATGTATCAACCAATCTAGGTGATGATTGGGACAATGCTTTTGAGACGAACAGAAACTTTAATAATAACGTAGATACTTCTTTCAAAGGCGCATCTATCATATTCAACGCACTCGATTCACTTATCAACAAACGACTAAACGAAAAAGGCAAGGAATACTTCAAATATACGGTTTTTGGAGTATTGGCTATCAAGTTATATGATGGAGTTTCACACATCAACATATCAAATCCATTCATCCTTGCGCCCGAAATTTCGTTCAATAAGTTCATCTGGTATCAGGAAAAGAAATCTGTAGGTACAAGCACAAGCATTCACACCCACATCATTAACGTCAGCATGGACATACCCGAAGGCTTGGAAGACCTCATTCTTGGTGTAGATGTTTATCTGTCACAGCCTGAATCTTTTATTGATACAGAGAAAAGAACTAGAGGTATTTCACGGAATAATTGTTTTCTTTGGAATAGCAAGATGGCATCAGGAGTTAATTGTGATGCCTTCCAATATCTGTCAGAAGAAGATGTTTACCAGTCCTTTGAAAACAAGAACTTCTATCTTAGTACCAGTATCAACAAGGAAAAATTAGGCACAGACGTACCGCTCAAACGAGTGATTCAGACAGAAGAAAGTATATCCTTGGAAGACTTCAAGCGAGATACTTTTGGAGGCAAGTGTACTATAACATACAACAACCGATTGCACATAGGAAACGTAAAGAAAACCATCTACAATGCTTTCGATACAGATATTTTCTCCAAGAGGAAGGTTTCAAACACGCAGCTATCCCTGAACGAGTATGTAGATATTGATGCCAGCGACACCGCTACCACCAATTATATTTGCGATGCAGTCTTCAAGGTAAGCATCAGCGAAAATAGCATCAAGCGAGATATATACCATAAGGGCAAACTGCAATATCCTATCAGCCCTATCTTGGCATATCCTAGTACGTTTGCCACGGCAATGACCATATATTTCCACTTGCCGAAGTATGACAAATATTACTCCAAGAGTGTAAATCTGAAACCTTCCGATGCGTTCGGAATGTCTTACTATATCAATATCAGTAAGAATCGCACCACGCCTATAGCTACAGATAGGCAATCTTCCAGTTCTTTGGATAATTCGGGTTTTGGAGGAAGAGTTGATACTCCTACAGATGAAGGTAGTGCAGAACTGTCCGATTATATGTATCTCTATCACGATGATGCTGGTCTTCCTGCCTTCATGCAAGTATACCGCCACAAACTCCTGAAAAAGGATTCATCAGGAGGTACATCAAGGGCAGGGAGTGACGGAGGTGGCAGCTTCGGAAACCAGAACGGAACGGTCATTTCATCACAATATCATTGGGACGATACACCGATAGACACTGGCGACTTCACGGAGATAACCAAGGAAGAATATGATGCAGCCGCAAGTAATGTCGTGAGTCAGAAATATATCACGCAGCATCCAAACGTCATAAAGGTAAGTGAAGCTGAGAATCCCTTGGTTTTCCAGTCTGCCAATTCTGTTCAGATAGGTTCTTCTATCATCAGCGCAATCGCAGCCAACACCCGACCTATCAGCGAAGGTCAGTTTGGTGATGCTCCCCTCTATGCCTTCACCGATGAAGGCGTATGGGTAGTCATGTTGTCTGAAGCAGGAACATATCAGTCACGACAACCGGCATTACGTGAAATCTGTTCCAACCCGAAGGGTATCTTGCAGATTGATGATGCAGTTCTATTCCCCACAGAGCGAGGTATCATGATGCAGCAGGGCAGAGAATCTGTATGTATCACGGAAGTGCTCGATGATTATCCTTTCAATTTCCTCACGATATATTCCCACTCCGTCAAGGATAAAACCTATCCCAACAAGCTACTTGCGCTGGGTGGCATTCCTGAGGATGATGTAAAGTATGTCAAGTTCCGTAGATACCTCATTGAAGCTGATATGATTTACGATTATTACGATGCCCGAATCATCCTCTTCAATCCGAACTACACCTACGCTTACGTTTACTCGTTAAAGAGTAAGATGTGGGGAACCATGCACAATGTCTTCAACAAACGAGTAAATATCTATCCAGATGCCTACGCTACCGACAAGGAAGGAAAGATAATCAATGCTTACGTAAAGGAACCTACCGATAAGGTTTCCTATTTCCTCTGTAGCCGTCCGTTGACTCTTGGGCAGGAGATTCACAAAACCATGTTTAATTGCATCACAAGCGGATATTTCGGAGACTTCGGGGCAAACAAATGTGGCATGGTGCTATTCGGAAGCAACGACCTGATGCACTGGTTCTTCATTGGTTCATCTACCAATATGTTCCTCAGAAACCTTGTTGGGTCTCCATACAAGTATTTCCGAATTGCATTGATGGGCAGCTTGGATGCCAATGAGTCTATCAGCACGCTACACACCGATTTCCAACCAAGATTACAAAACAGACTTAGATAATTATGGAAGAATATAAATTAGTAGACTTTGATAAAAAAAAGGTTGTACAAGGTGCATCCTTGGGAATGAAAATAGATGGCGAGATAGTTCTATCCACCAGCATCAACATCTATCCAATAAGTACAAATATGTACATGGGATATGTTATTTTCAATAACGATTTACACAATTTGTTCTATTTCGATTCAGATGGAAACCTCTATAATCTGGATGAAAAGAAAGTAGATGTTGCCTATATTGTCGACTCCACCATCACACAAACCACTGGCACGAAAATCGTCAAGAAGACGGACTCCGATGGCTCCAGCCATGCCCGACCATACAACCCTGTCAGCGCAGCAGCAGAAGGCGAGGTAACCAGCAAAGGCGAAACCACGGAGCCTGATAACGTCTTCTCCATCGCCACCCTACAGCCGAGAGAGGAAGTAGCCATGAGCTGTCTCAACGCAATGCTCAGCCACTACAATACTCCGCTCAATATTGATAACACCAAGATAAAGCAACTTGTAAGCAAGTCTTATATGTTTGCTCAGGAGTTCATCAATCAGGCAGTACTCTATCGTGAGAAGGAGACTACATCTTCTACCGCAGAGAGCAACAAGTACGCATCAATAGATGCCAACTCGCTCAGCAGTGACACCGATAAACTGCTCTACAACATAGCCACTGCTATCATCAACTTCATGGCTCAGGATAAGAATCAGTATGCCGAGCAGCAGAAGAATGGATTGAAGGTCAACGCTGAGGTAAGCGGAACCATAACCACCAAGCAGGAAAGTGGCTCTACTGGAAACACAGAAAACGTATAAATTCTTTTTTAATATATATCTTTTTTTAAAAAAAGGGTAGCCGTCCGTGATGGATAGCTACCCTTGCTTTTTGTGTTAACCTAAAACGACTAATATACTAAAATGGATGCAATGCAATTCTTACCCTACCAGCCGAACGGTTGCTGGCATCCTTAATCTTCTGTTTCTTATCCTCAGCCAGTGCCCAGAACCTATCAGCACCATCAGGAAAAACAATCATCAGCCATTCATATAGGCATTGATTCACGATATAATCATGAATGTATACCGTCATGGTATGCACGCTGGTCTTCGAGAATCCGTTTGGCATTCTCAGAGCCAAGTAATAGGCTTCCTCCTCATTGGTAGGCGAGCCGATACACTCTGCCCACTCGTTCGAGTCAAAGCCGCCACCTAGCATTTCCACCTTGGTAAAGCGGAAAAGCATTTCCCTGCAATCCTCCACGGCAGAATCCAATATCCTAGCCAGTTTATCACAGTTGCCTTCCTCAGATACGTCAAACACATTCTTCAACTGCTTGGCATCCATACCTTTCTGGCTGGCATAAGAGTCAGCAAAAGAAAAAGCCGTATTCTTGATGTCGTATACCAACTCCTTCTTTTCCAACTCTATCATCACTTTATATCCCTTATTGCAATGTTTCATATCCTACCCTCCTATCTTGTTGGTCTTTTACGCATATAGAGTATAGCATCCATCTTCACCAGCAAAGCATTTGCCTTATTGAGATAGTCTTCCGCCTTATCCTTAGAAACTACAAAGCACCATTCTGATACTATCTTGTTTACTACATAGCTGAAAGCCGTAGTCTCCAAGGTCTTCGCCAACGACTCCTTGAAAAGTGTGCTTACTCTCAGCCCGAAGATTTCCTCTTCATCCGAATCACTTCTTTCTGTAGCAAGCACGCTCTCCAAGGCTGCTGAAACGTCACCGATGGCATCATGCCAAAAACCTTCCAGCATATTTCTGTCCGCATCCGTCACAAACACTTGGTCATACAGACTCTTGCCGTTGGCATCCAAGTTCTTGCCACCGATGTAAGCAGTGGTCTTAGCCACCTCCTCGTACACCTTATCTCTGTTGATTGATATTCGTATATCTCGCATTCTTGAATCTCCTATAAATGTTAAGCCCTAGCAATACCAGCAGCACGCAGGTAGCACCCATCGCCCATGCAGCATATTCCAATTCAAACTCCTCCCACTTCGTCAGCTTCCGCTCTACTGGATAGGGTACTGGGATAGAATCTCTTTTCAGGAAGGAATCCACCTTCACCTTATACACATTCTTATAGATGGTCTTCTCATGCCATCGGTCAAGAAAGCAAGTATCTCCCTTCTGTCTGAGGAAGATTGAATCACGCACGAAAACGCTGTCAGAAGTATGCAGAGTATCGTGTTTTACTACGTCCCGACATATAACTTTTTCCATCGGGACGTATTTTGTCTTGCATCCCGACAGAAGAAAAGCTATCAGCAGCATACCCAAAACATATATCAGGAGTTGCCAGAAATCTGTATCGTACCACTTCTTCATAAGCCTACACTTTGAGTGCTACCAATGCTCTTTCCAAATACTTGCGTCTGTTCTCCAAACCATAAGTACCACCATTGATGGTCTTGGTGATAGCAACGAAACTACCACTATCAGCCAGTTTGTTCAAGCCGTGCTTCCACCACCACCACATGGCACTCTTGGTAGCGTATCTTGGCTGCTCCAGCAACTCAGGATGCTCCATAATATCGTCAGTCACCTCTCTGCTGTTCTGCAAAGCCTGATAGTTCGCCCTGCCAGTAATCTGAATCAAGCCCCTACCACGATACTTGTAGCCGTCACCATCATTAAGGTTGCCCAGTATATTCTTCAACTTGCCCACGTCATACTTGTGGAAATAGTTTCTGTTGCCGAGTTCCTTGGTACATCTCAGTTCACCGCTCTCATGCGCTATCTGAGCCAAGAAATGAGCCATGCGCTTAGGAGTGTCTATTTGATACGTATCGGCATAACCATTGATGTAAGGCAAAAAAGCATCCACCTTAGCCTTCGCATTCGGCATAATCGCCAAAATCTGTTCTCTTGTTACCTTCATATTATTTGCTTTCCTTTACTTGTTTCAACATACTTGCGAGTTCGTCCTTCACCTTACTCTCAAAGTTACCTAATTTGGTCTTAAAATAAATGTTCACTCCGAAGATAGCCCCAGAGTAAACCAACGCTTGGCTGATGTACCAGAGCACACCATCCGAAATAATATAGTTGTTCAGAAAGAATGATAGGAAGGCAAGGACGATGCCGCTCACTACCATTCCAATGGCTGTACCATATTGCAATCCTTCACGTACGTTTGGAGTCATAACTTATCTTTTTATACTATTAACATTAATAATATGCAAAGATAAGAAATGATTCCCAATTAGTTACTTTATCCGTTTATTGTGTGCCATATTTTGCTGGTAGGATGCAAGCAGTCAGGGTCTTGCAGATACTCGATAGCCATCAAAACCACCATTTCCTTCAACTCATCAGCATCCTTGCTGAATCTCTCCAGCATCAAATGATGGTCACTCCTCAGCAGATTCATAGTCACCGCCAAGTCATGGATGGTGTAATCAGAAATATCATCCTGATGCTTGTTGAAGACTTCCTTTACCTCCTCGTCCGTAAAGAAAGGAGCCATGTGCTTGGTTCCGTCAGCATCCTCATACCACATCTTGCTGATAGCATCATCGGCAAAGTGCTTGTCAAAATGCTCTTCGCTCAACACACCATACACCATCGCACAAAGATGATGTACCTCCACATCGCTCAACTTGCATGAGAGATACTTGCCGACTGCCTTAGCTACTGCCAACATCTGTTCAGGAGTCAACTCCTGCTGATACTTTTCTACGAAATCTACAAAATCCATAATATACAAAATTAAAAGTTTATGATGCTGCAAAGATACCAATATCTTAAACGCAGCACCATAAACTCGCAGATATTTCTGTATCTATCTGAATGTCAGATAAATACAGTTACGATAAAAACACCTCCTTTCTTTATTCGTCCTTAAATTTGGTTCTCTTCTCTCCACCCCTCGTCCAGATGTCGTTTTTCTTGCGTTTCGCCACCTTTCCGATAACGTCATTCTCGTAAAGTTCGGGCTTATTCTCCCTACCTTGGGTCTCTGAAGCAACACCACCATTCGGGTTGCCACCTTGGCTGGCATCAGGTTTCCCATTGCCATACCATTCCTTGTCACTTGGTTTGTCTGCAATCATAACTATAAACAATTAACTATTAACTATAAACTAAGCAGCGAGTGGTGGGTTCTGTCCGTCAGGACTCACCCCCTGACCGCTCATCATCTGCTGCAACATCGCCTGAGCCTTCGGATTGCTCTGTGATGCCTGAGCAACTTGTGCTTGAAGCTGAGGAGAGAATCCTTGTGGAGTCTCACCATTCTGAATGGCTTGCTGGTTGGATGCAACTGATTGTAGCAACTCCTCTCCAAATGGGAAATCTCCTACTTGCAGCAACTGCTCCAGCGTGATAGCCTGATTCTGCCACAAGGTCATAAGGAACTCATTTGCCATCTGTCTGTATACAGGAGTAGCCGTACTTTCCGTGATGTTGATGTCAAACTCCACGTCTCTAATCTTCTTAGGGTCATAGTGCACAATCTGTCCTGCCCTACCCACGATATTGAAGTTGCGAGCCACGTCATAGTACTGCTGCATGTTCTTGACGGTCTTGTATGCTCCATCAATGATAAACTGGCTGAAAGTCTCCAAAATATCAAGCAGCGACATGGTAGCATTCTGTGTCTGCTGGGCATAGAGCGAACCGCTCGTACCTGATACTCCTGGTTTGCCTTGCAGCGCACCATTCACTCCCGATATATCCTCGAAGAACTTTAACTGATAGCTGAGCAAGTCACCGATGCCGATGTTCGTAGAGTTGTTCGCCACTTGCTGAGGAACCTGACCGCTCTTGTTTGGCTTATATCTCACTACACCATTGAACCTACTCCACTCATCGCAGAAATCATCCCAACTCATATCATCAGGCAGACAATCCTCAGGACAGAGCAGCACACCCTTGGCACTCGCACGCATGATGAAGTCATACATCGTGATAAGTCGGTTCACGTATCTCTGCTGGTCAATCACATCTTCCACGAAGCTGTGAATCTCGCCATCAATAAACGGATAGAACTTAAAGCAGTACGGATGCTCACCATGAGCATAAGGGGTCTCGCCTTCTCTCAGAATATCACCGAAAGGAGAAAGGTAGTAGAAATGCCAGTAATCATCCATAAACCACTCGGCATCAATCAGAGGAATATCCTCTTCCAGCATACCAGCAGCCATTCCTCGCCTGATTCTGTCTTTGTTCTCTGCATCTACAATATCAGCCTTATCCTCAATATCAATCTTGAAATCATCGCCATTGTTGTAGTCGTGGCATCGGTATCTCGGTTTACTCTCCTTTCGCCAAACCTCAATCACTCGGCAGAGCGAAGGGTTGGCAGGATTCATAAAGTCGATGGTCTTAGGGTCGAACTCACCGAATCGCTGGGTGCAATCAGCAATCACGAAATCACGGTTAGCCGCCAACCGGTATATCTCCTTCAACTTCCGAGCTTCAGCAGGAGACTTGGCAAACTCTCTCAATACGTTGCCGATGGTAATGTCATGCACCTCACCCAAGCAGCTCACGTCCCAACCACGGAAATCCCTCATATTGTTGTCTATGAAGAAATTATTCGGGTTCACGTAGTCCGTCCAGCAATCCAACCTACCTCTTCGCCATCCATACTTTTTCTTATAGATAGCAGCACCGCTTATCAGGAACTCTTCCATGGTTCGGGCATCCAGTTCCGTCTCTCGGTTCAGTTGTCGGTTACATTGCAGCACCACACTCATGGTCTCGCCATATCGCTTTTCATCCTTATCTCTAGCGTTACATGTTGGTTCCTTGCTCTGAGAGCGATACACACCCAGCACATTCTTCACCAATCTACGGATAAGGTTGTTCTTCAATGGTTCGCTACCCTGCTCACGGATATAGTCTTCCTCCCTGATACGCTTTTTAAAGCCGCACTTGCTTTTGAACTCAATGGTATCGCCCCACTGGTCTCCATAGCAGTATCGCTTGTTTCTCAGCCTTCGCTTTCGGAAGTTATCCATATTATTGTAATATCGCTGAGCCTCCAGCAAGATAGAGAAGGCACGCTCATAAGGCTTGTCAAATCGGTTCTTGGATGCCTTCACGCTATCCAGTTCTTCCTTGTCAAGCACCCTGCTTAACGACAGCAGTTTTGTTTCTTCTTTCTTCTTTGCCATAATTTATGATGTTGTAGGTTCAACAATATGAGCCAGCTTCCGAGCCACCCCAAGCAATCCGCTTGCGGTATCGGTATCGCCAAGACTGATGCAAGTAAGATAACCAGCCATATACACGATGGAATCCTTCAAGGTTTCAGGCAAATCAATATTACCTTCGCTAATAGAAGGCATACCCACATAGGTAAGCGATACGGTAGCCTTATTACTCTTGCTTGTGAAAAGTTCCAAGTACCGATTACCGCTATTATGAATGAGTGCAGCGATAGGTCGCTCAGGGTTTCCCCTTACTCCGAATCGGTTACACTGAATCTTATAGGCATCATCATCTTCTGTGATAATCTCAGCAGAGCGATTCCAGTCACTAGCCTTCACGTTAAGGAGTCTAATCATGTCGGAAAGCAGATAGACGGTTCCCACATAAGCACCATTTGATTCTTCCCAAGCAGTATTCAATCCATCGAAAGTCTTACCATCCAGCATACTGGCAGGAGCATCCTTCAATATGATTCTTGCTGCATCTACTATCTTACTCTGAATCAACTCGCCTTGTGACAAGGTATCAGTATCGGTAGGAGTCAGCAAGCCCGAAGTCTCTTGGTTCCTGTCCAAGAGCACCTTCACTTCTTTCACCAGTTCAGATACAGCATACGTACTCATTACTCCAGTCCTTCTAGTTCAACACCCTTTTCCTTAGCAATATCCAAGATGTCTTCCTTGGTCTTCATCTTGGAACGACTCACACCGAAGGTCTCTGCCAGATATTCCTTGGCATCCTCAACATCTGTCACGATGTGGGTCTTCTTCTCGTCAGCCACCTTCTTCTTTGCCTTGGCAGCAGCCTTCTTCTTGGCTTCCGCAGCTTCCTTCTTCTCGTCAATACTCTCCACCAAGAAGAACTTGTCGTTGAACCAATAATGAGACTCGATAGCCTTCTGTACCTTTGGGTCTCTTGTCATATAGATACTACTACCCATCGTCTTACCCTCAAAGACAATGCGCATTCTCTCGTTACCTACCATAACGCTGAATGCCAAATCCGAACCAGCTTGATATTTCTTAAACATGATTGTACCTTATTATATATGTGTTACTAAAAAAGGGATGGGGCTAGTGCCCACACCCCTCACTATTTGATGAATAAATTTGAAATTCTACCTGCTTTTAGGCAGCAGCCTTGGTTCCCTCTGTATCAGAAGTGCCCTCTGTTGCAGGAACCGCAGCAAGGCGCATACGAGCGTGTGCCTTAGGGTACTTCAAGTACAGACAAGCTACCTCCTGAATAACTACTGCATCGGTGTTACGGATGCCAGCCTTCTTCAAGTCGAGCACGTTACGTGTCCAAGACAAGTGTACTCGCTTAACCAAGAACTCAGGGTCAAGAGCAAAGCCGCAGTCGCTCATACCGAAGATGTCAAACAACTCAGAGTGAATCATCAACACCTCACCGAAGTCAGTCTCCCAACTCTTGAACTTCAAGTCCCAAACCTCAACGGTGTCCTTCAAGCGGAACTTGTCAGAATCAATCTTACTGAATGCGCTCACGAAGTCTGAACCAGCGATAATCACCTTGCGCTTGTTGCCGATACCAGTACCAACAAACAAGTCTTTTGAAATGTCAACCAACTCCAAATCAGTAATCACTCGTTCATTCTTGCCGTAGCCCTTCTTAATATCGTCAGCAGTAGCAACATGACCTACCTCAATATCCTTACCAGCCATCCACCAAATACCCTTGGTAAACCACTGGGCAGAGTTGTTCTTGGTAGTATGCTTGATACAAGCCATATCACCGAAGAGATAAGTACCTTCCATCGCAAGACGCATATCATAGATACTATCCTCCTCGATGTCAGAGAAATCCCAGTCTACTCGCTTAGCAGCAATCTTATTAAAGGTACTCTCCTCAACCTGAATCATGAAGTTCTGGCAGTACTGAATCTCAGAATCAGGAAGGTTGTTGAAACGACCCGTCTGAACGTCCAACTCACCGCAACTCTTCGCCATACGGATAAGTACCTGACCCTTCTTTAAAGCAGGAATGCCGATAGCCTGCTTGTTGACCAACTCGCCATTTACAGCATACACAATAGGATAACCCTCTGTATCTTTACCGCAAACGCAAAGTTCCAAATCAGGAGTAGGAGCATCTGTAATGGTTGAATAAGCAACACCCTTATAGTTTGTAATCGCCTTCACATCTACCACTCGGATGGTATCATCCAGAGTGAACATTTCAGGGTCTTCTACCTTCAATACCATAGATGTACCAGTACTCTTCACGGTCTCCTCCTTGACGGTTGTCTTGATAGGACGTGTACCGATACTCCAATACTCAACTACAAACGAACTAGCAGACTTGGTTGTCGCATAGCGTGAAATCTGGTCAACTGGAGTAGCCATCGGACGAATCTTGGTAATCTTGTCGTTGATGTCGTTCTCATAGAACTCCGTGCCATTCTCGTTATAATGCTCTCGACCCTTGCCCTCAGTAGCAATACCATCATCCTGACGAGCCGCACCGCCATTGCCAGCATCATCGGCAGCAGTAGCACCACCAGCTTCCGCAGCGTGACCACTCTCGGTAGTACCGCCATCAGGCAGAGCCGCCTCAGCCATGATAACCTGACCATTCACTCCAAAAATAACTGCCATGACCATCAGAAAGACGGAAAGCAGCCGATTAAATGTACTTTTCTTCATTGTTATCCTAAATTAATTAAACATTATATATTATCTTTTTACCTTTTCTCATTATCGAATGTGTGTTCTCTTCTCGTTGCCACGCTGCCAGATATTACCCCTACGTGATATTCTACCAACAGCACCAAGGTCAGGCTGATTATCCGTAGGCTTGGTCTCCGCATTAGCGGAATCAAGGTCAGCAGTACCATCGCCCTTCTTTCTCAGTTCAAGGTTCTTGACGTGCTTGCTGTTCTTGCCACGAACTTCACCCTCATGGGCAGCATCAGCCACATCCGTATCATGGTTCTTAGCCTTAATGAAAGCAGTAATCATTTCCTCGGTAAACTTGCCTGTCACCACATTGCGCATTGTCTGAAAGCACTGGTCGATGGCATCGTTCACAGCTTCCTCGCCATACTTCTCTTCCAACTTGTCGAACACCTCATAGCTGGAAGGCATGTTCTTGTCATACTCCTCCTGCAATTTCTTGCCGTTGGCAGCATTCTGCAAGAACTCCGACTGAGCCGATGCAATCTCATCCGCATTATCAGGGTCTGAATAGTAATCAATGGCATCCTCACCATGTGTACGAATCAACTCAGCGTAAGGACTCTTGCCAGCCTTCATTGCTTGAAGGAAGGTAGCCGCCTCAGGGTCACTACCCAGCCAATCGCCCATCGCCTTTTCGTTATCCTTATACCCCTGCAAAGCCTTCTGGTCGGCATCATAATCATCATTGATGGCTCCATACATAGCTTCATCATCCGCATACTCCGTATCAGGATGGCGGGTCTTCAAACGCTCCAAAGCCAAGTCTCTCTTGGTCTTGGTATCTTGCTGTTTTGCAGCACCAGCATTCTGCTCAATATTTGTATTTTCGTCCATATATATATGTGTAAATTTATAAATCAATGCCCAAAATTAATGCTTTTTTCCGATTTTCATCTTTTATCCGTTAATTTAGTCTAATCGGATGCGACTAATTCAATACTTTTTTGTATATTTGCAGTGTCAGATATGAAATATAAGGATTCACGATGCTATTTTATAGAGGAACGTGATGCTGATTTATTGAGGGCTTACAAAGAAATTATTAATGTAAGAGACAATATCAGACTCTCAGAGATTGAGGAAAAGCTAGCCCAATCTCCGAGCAGAAGATTTTGGGTTTCAGAAGACCGTGCTTATATAGTCATATTAGACTTACTGAAAGGAAAACCTCTTGATAACATGATACCTACCCGAAAGGAAATGTATCAGGAAATTTTCAGACGATTCCAGATTCATAAGAGTAATGAGCCATATCTCAGTAATATGGATATTATCAAACGTGTATGTGCTGAAAAAGCGCCCAGTTTCTATTTGACTCCTCAAAGCATACACGTAATTCTTAGCAGGGTGAGAAAGGAGGAGAAGCAAATATGCTACGAGAGACGAAAGAGAAGATTGCGCTTTATGCTGGGTACATTATAATAATGTGTATCACTTTTCTTGGATATGATGGCATGGGTCTCTTTGACGATTGTTCTATTCTGAACCGACTAAGCTACCCTTTCTTTCATCAGAACATATTTCATGCAGCCATCAACCTTTACGTCTTCCATCAATGCTACCGAGCCATCCCTTGCGGCATCGGTCACTTGGTGGCATTCTATCTTATAGCCATCAGCTATCCCTTCACCTCATCCGTGCCAATCATCGGTCTAAGCGGCTTTATCTATGCTTACATGGGCTTTATCGCCCCCTACGTGGAGAATAAGGTAAGATACAATCTCACCATTCTCCTATATATCTGTGTTGGAATCTTCTTCCCTTGCATGGCAGTTGGAGTCCACATCTATTGCTATGTACTTGGTCTGTTGTGGGGTTATCTAAATGCACCGCTATGCCAAGACAAGTAACCGCCACCCAAGCCAAACTCACAGATGCACTAGACAAACACGTATTGGGCATCCTGAAGGAGAACGAGAAACGCATCAAGGAAATCAACACGCCCTTCAATCCTATCAAGGGTGAAGGTTGTGGAGACAAGCGATTCCTGCTCTTCCTTCCCGACTTCCCGATTCAGAGACAGCAGCTTCCAGTTTCCATGAAGAAGATTCCGCTCGTCAAGATGCTCATCGAACTGGGTAGCTGCAAGGCAGTAATCGAGGAACTGCACAAGGATATAGACGAGCCATACAACCTAGAGGAAGAAATGGAGCAACTGGTGGAGCAGTTCACTCGCATCAGAATGAAACACGACCCTTTCTTCTTCTTCGCCACGTTCATCTATATCAAACCGAAAGGTGGAGGTCTCCCATTCCGCTTTGTGCTCAGAAGACCGCAGCGCAGACTGCTTAGGTGGCTGGAGGAGCGAAGAAAGAAGAATCGCCCTATCCGTCTCATCCTGCTGAAAGCCCGACAATGGGGAGGTTCTACGGTTATTCAGATGTACTTTCTCTGGCTGCAACTCATGTGGCAGAAGGGTCTCAACTCGCTAATTATTGCTCAGGTCAAGGACACCGCAGAAACCATCCGAGGAATGTTCGATGAAGCATTGAAGGAATTTCCAACCAAGTTCCTGCACGAAATGGGCGAAGTATATTCTGAGAGCGAGCCTAAGTTTGTGGGAGTGGGAACATCAGGAAACGTGAAGAAGGTTCCTCAGCGATTCTGCAAGATTAAAGTGGGTTCCATGCAGAAACCTACTTCTGCCAATGGTGAAGATTACAACCTCATCCACTGCTCCGAGGTAGGATTGTGGGAGAAAACAGAAGGTAAGTCTCCTGAGGAGGTTATCCAAAATGCAACCAATGGTGTGCTCTACCGACCATACACGATGATTGTATACGAATCAACAGCCAATGGTACTGGAAACTTCTTCCATCAGGAGTGGCTGGCAGCAGAGAAAGGTGATTCTGTATTTGAGCCGTTCTTCGTACCTTGGTTTGAGATTTACGACCTCTACCATCTTGACTTCGAGAGCAAGAAAAAGAAGGAGGAGTTCGCCAAATGGCTATACGAAAACCGCAACAACACCAACACGATGTCGAATCGTGAGGAGCCAGTAACTTATCTTTGGAAGTTGTGGCAGATGGGAGCACCATTGGAAGCTCTTAACTGGTATATCGTGGAGCGCAAGAAGTTCACTGACCACGGAGATATGGCTAGCGGATTCCCTTCTGACCCAGTAGAGGCCTTCAAGCACTCAGGAGCCAAGGTATTTGCAGAAGAGAAGGTTGACCAGTTCAAGAAAGGTTGCCGAGCACCTAAGTTCATCGGTGATGTTTATGGTGATGGTTACAAGGGTAAGAAGTGCCTACAGAATGTACGGTTCTCGGAAGACAAGACTGGGCAGTTGTGGATATGGAGCAAGCCTGAGTACTTTGACGATTGCAAGGTAACCAACCGCTATCTGGTTGTTGTGGATATTGGTGGTAGAGGTAGCAAGGCAGACTGGTCTGTTATCTGTGTCTTCGACCGCTATTGGATGATGGAAAGTGGAAAACCATACGTGGTAGCCCAATGGTACGGACACATAGATATGGACTTGCTGGCATGGAAGGCTGCTCAGATAGCAAAGTTCTACGACAATGCCCTACTGGTGATTGAATCCAACACCTTGGAGACGAAAGACAAGGAGCACATCTTGGAAGGTGGCGACCAGTCCGAGTTCATCCTGAATCAAATCAAGGATGAGTACGACAATCTCTATGCACGCAAGCAGAGCGAAGCAGACATCAAGGAAGGTCTTCCACGTAAGTACGGATTCCATACCAATGTGGCAACCAAGCCGATGGTTATCTCAGTACTGGTTCAGGTAGTCAGAGAACATCTATACGTTGAGCGAGACCAGCGATGCCTGAACGAGTTCCTTACCTACGAGCGTAAGAAGAACGGAGCATACGGAGCCATCGACGGAAAACACGATGATTTACTCATGACCAGAGCCATCGGACTCCATATCTGTTTCAATGAAATGGAAATGCCAAAGATGATACAGAATAAGACAAGAGTAATGAGAAGAAAGGTTTCTGTTTCGGCAGCAACCATCATATAGTTTCAAACAATTAATAATTACGATTATGAAAGTAACAAAGATTTTCAAGCGCATCAAGTGCGAAATCATGTATCGCCAAGCTACGGCTAAGGCAGACTACGCATCCAAGAAGAACAATGGTGAAATCTTCTACGTCCTTCCTACGCAGAAGGGCAACCTCATGATTATGAACCGCTCACTCTTCGAGACATTTAAGAAGACCAAACTGGTAGACAACGACATGAAGGCAAGAGACCTCTTCAAGGATTGCGTCTACCATACCAACTGCAAGAGCAAGAAAGGCAAGGAAAGCCGCAAACGCAAGTTCCTCCGCTGGAAGGGCTTAATCTAAAAAAATATCCCACCTAAATAAACGGATAAAAGATAGGTAGAGAAAATTCTGCCTATCTTTGCACTATTATTAATAATGTGTATCAAATATGATTTATAAAATTGTACAAGGCAACGCTTTCAAACTCCACATCCTTGTGAGAAAGATGGATATGTCTAAAGAGTTCAACCGCTTGGTTGACTTCGATATGACTCAGGCATCCGACATCAAGGTGGAACTGCAATGCTGTTTCGATGATTCCATCATCGTGCCCACATCAATCGGTGGCATAGAGCATAATGTGCTGGTGTGCAATATCCCATCCACCCTTGACATTGGCAACTACAATGTAGCCGTATCATGGAACTACGATGGTTATGCCATGAAGAGTGTGGAGCGAAACATCTTGCAGATTATTGAGACCAATCATAGGGTGAAGGTTCCTTGTGGAGTCTTTCAGGGCGAGACGGTTGGAATGTTCGACCTTCGATACTACATGGTCACCAAGAACCAGTCTGACTGCACCTTTGTCTACTCATTGGATGATGTTACCCTCTCCTCTACTCCTGCCACATTGAAGCTTGGCGAGAAGTATGAGGCAACGCTGACTCCAGCCGAAGGATTCAATCTCGGTTTGGTGAAGGTAGTCATGGACGGAACCGACATCACAAGAGAAGCCTACAAGGATGGCAAGATAGAGATTCCAGCCGTATCAGGCTACGTAAGCATCATGGCAAATGGCGATGATAACATCTACTATTACGGAGCCACCGCAGCCAAGAATATGTGCCAGTTCAACATGGAAGACCTTACCAAGGTAGTGGGCGACATCGTAGACAAGTCTATCAACATCACCACCACCAAGGAGAAACCATACATCTGGTTTGCCAGCCGTGTGCCAGTAGAGTTCTATCAGTCAGGACTCACCGCATCCCTCTACTCCACCAAGGTAGGCGACATCTACTATTATTGGACAGATGAGTTGAAAGCAGGAGAATATATATATAACGCAAAATCAAAATAATATGGCAAAAGAAACCGTTTATAACAACACGCTCGTAAGTGGAGCAGCCGACGAGACCTTGACATACACCAGATATGTCAAGGATGAGAGTTCGGGTAAATCCACTAAGGAGCTTCTTGACGAGAAGGTCAACAAGACTGACCAACTCGGAACTACGCAGATTGCCGACAAAGCCGTTACTACAGAAAAATTGGAGAATGAATCGGTAACCACCGACAAACTGGATGCCGCATCCGTCACCACCGACAAGGTAGCAGATGCCAACATCACCACCTCCAAACTTGCAGACTCATCCGTAGAGACCGAAAAAATCAACAATAAGGCAGTAACCACGGATAAGTTGAATGATGGCGCAGTTGACAATTCCAAACTCTCCCCTAATGCGGTAACATCGGAAAAGATTAAGAATGAGTCTATCATCACAGAGAAGCTCAACGACCGAGCCGTAACCACGGAGAAGGTGGAGGAGAAAGCAATCACCAATGCAAAGTTGGGCGACCAATCTGTTGATGGCAGAGTTGTTTGTGAGGTATCCTTGGAGACCAAACATTTCGCCAACGAGTCTGTAACTACTGAGAAAGTAGCAAGAAAGTCTATCACCAAGGACAAACTTGCCGACAATGCAGTCGATTCTTCTCAGGTAGTAGATGGCAGCATCGGAAACGACAAGTTGTCTCCCGATTCTGTAACTACCGAGAAAATCAAGGATGGTTCCGTCACAAACGAAAAGATAGCAGACAACACGCTTGTCATCGGAAAGTTCGACCCAGAGCTTCGCAAAACCATCCAAGCAGCCACTGGTCTCCCTGATGATTTGAATCAGATGATTCAAGACGTAGACCAGTCTGTCAAGCAACTTCATGAGAAGGACACAGACCTCCAGTCTCAGATTGAAGATAAGCAGCAGCAAATCACCGCCAACGATGAAGATATTTCATTGTTGCAGATTCGCAGCACTCAGATGGAGGAAGCCATCAAGAACATTTCCGCAAGTGGTGGCGCAAGCCAAGCCTCAGCAGTAACATACGAGAACACAGAGAGTGGACTTGATTCTGTAACAGCGCAGGGAGCCATTGATGAACTTGCAAACAAGAATAAATCTCAGGACACAGAGATTGCCAAGAAAGCCAACTCTGCCGATGTTGACTCTCAGATTCAGACTGAGCAGGAAAGAGTCAACGCTGAACTTGATAAGAAATTCGACAAGGAGAATATTGCCCAAGAGTTCGGTGATTCAGAGGATAAGGTAGTCTCCCAGTTTGCTCTTCCATTCCGTGAAATTGAGTCTCCAGAGTTCATCAAGGCTATAGTGGATGCAGAAGACCACTTCTTGTTAGGAATCCAGCTTGATGGTTCTATCGAGTGGGGCAAGGGTATTCCTGCACCTGTCAGACAGAGAATCCAAGAAGTCTTGAATTATGTCGGTGATGAGTTTGCTAGTTTATCAGGCAAAATGGAATCTATCAAACTTGAATTATCTGGCTCTTTGCAAACTTATCAGCAAACAACAGATGCAACTCTTGCAAATATTCAAGACACAAAGGTGGACAAAGAAGAAGGTAAGTCTCTCATTGATGATGAAGTAAAAGAGTGCTTTAGAATAATTGAGAACGAAGAGTTCCTTAAAGCTATAGTGGATTCAGATGATAAGGTTCTGTTTGGTTTCTACAGAGCAACTGGCGAGCCTTATTATCCTCTCAATGAAATGTATCACGTTATTCAGAATGAAGAATATTTTGCTGCTTGGCTTGATGCAGATGATAAGGTAGTTCTTGGTATAAGAAGAGACGGAGAAATTATTGGTGAAATCCATGCTGTCAATGCCTTGAAGCAAGTTATCTCTCATCTTCAAGCATACGTAGATGCTTTGCAGGAGAAGGTAGGTACAATAGATACCAATCTCAAAGAACTTCTTGATATTTTCTCTTTGCAGGAGAATCCTGAATATCTTGCAGTAGAGAAAGATGCAGATGGAAGGGTTCTTTCTGCTACTTATAATGATGGTAGTCACTATATTCATAATGCCAAGTCTGAGACTATTCCTACAGAGTTTGAGCATATTGAAGACCCTGAGGGTAGAACGGAAATTACAACTGATGGAGAGGATAAAGTCATGTCATATCGTGATGCTGATGGAAAAAAGCATGAGCACGATATGGAAATTACAAACCTTGATGTGTCAAATCTCAATCTCCAAGGTAATAGTGTGAACAATATCCAAGATGCTCTCAAAGCAAATGGTTTTGACGTGAAGAATCCTATAGATTGGAGTGAAAGTAGCTTTATTCAAATTCCAGAGCCACGCTTTGCTATCATCAATATTACAAACATAGATTCCATTCCAACAACTAAGAAAGATAACAAAAAGGCTTTCTTGGAGTTTTGGGACATGCATGGTAACTATTTCAAGAAACATGCTATTCTCAATGCTC